CAATGGTGCCTTTGCATTTTTCTAAACATATCAATTGTACAGGAAACTTATTTATATATCCGTATTGTACGTCATCGCTATGAGTGCTTTCGTCTGAAGAAACTGCATCATCGGAATCAGTTTCCCAATCTTCTTCATCATCAGAATTTGAATTGGAATCATCATCTTCATCTCCAGTTTCATCTGAACTATCGTTATATTCACTGTTGTCTGAACTAGAAATACTATTATTAGAAGAGTTTCCAGAAGAGTTTAATTTGGTGGTGTTCTCATAAACAGTTTCAGTTTCAACCATTTCTGTATTAGAACCGTCAAGGTCTATTATATCATCAAGTGAAATCGCACTAATATTATGATTGATATTGCTGGATATACGCAATTTGGTGCGGTTTGTGCGAGAACTATCCGCATAATAAGACGATACATCATGATTGCATATAGAAAACAATTTGTTTAGATTGTCATTGAAATATGGAGACGTGTTCAGATATTCAATATCATCTGCAACATTCATCTTATACTTATCTTGAATGCCTAGAAAACTGCCATAAAAATCAATACCGTGTATAAAATTATATTCGTGCAATGATTTACTCGTCAGATAGTAAAAAAAACAGTCGGTATATGCAGCATTATTCTTATCATCTAACTTATGGTAGTGTGATGTGTTTAATTTTGGTAAATTGTATATAGCAGAACCATCTGGTACATATTTGCCAATCATGAATCGGATGGGGTCCAATAGTGGAGAATATTTAATAAAAATCGGCTTTTCGCGTGTTGTTCCGGTAAGGACATCGGTGACTGTATTCTTATTTATAATATGAAATTTATGGTTTAACTGAACCAAGTGATTATCAGGTTCATTCTTCAATGAAAGAAAATGGGCATACAATGGGTTATATGTTTGAAACTGACTAATTCTGAAAGGATTATAATCATTTTCTAAATCATCAGGAGAACCTTCAACTGTTTGTTCTAAACTATCTATATCTAAATGACAATTATTGTATAAAGTAATTGGAAATACAGGTAATGATGACATTTTATATGAAAATGGTATAATGGAATTATATAAAAAAAAGCATACATCTAAACTCATTTGATTTAGTAAATACACACTCGTTTAGACAATATTAAGGATTATATCTCTATCATATATACTATTATCTTGAATGACACTAGAATTAAAAAAATTTAATATGCGGGAAATTACATTTAAGCCAGATGAGAACAAAGGACCGGTGATTGTAATGATAGGACGTCGTGATACAGGTAAGTCGTTTTTAGTAAGAGATTTATTATTCTATCATCAAGATATACCCATTGGTACCGTTATATCTGGTACAGAAGCAGGAAACGGGTTTTATGCTGCTCATGTACCTAAATTGTTTATTCATGAAGAATATAATACAGTACTAATAGAGAACGTACTGAGACGCCAAAAAACTGTCCTGAAACAAGTAAATAAAGAAATAGAAATGTATCGTAAGACAACCATAGACCCCCGTGCGTTTGTTATTCTAGATGATTGTTTATATGACCAGTCTTGGACACGTGATAAAATGATGCGTTTATTATTTATGAATGGACGTCACTGGAAGATTATGTTGATTATTACAATGCAATATCCATTAGGTATCCCACCGAATCTAAGAACAAATATTGATTATGTTTTTATATTAAGAGAACCTTATCTCACAAACAGAAAGCGTATATGGGAGAACTATGCGAGTATGTTTCCTACATTAGAAGCATTTTGTGGAGTTATGGACCAAACAACTGAGAACTTTGAATGTCTAGTGATTAATAACAATGCAAAATCAAATAAATTAAATGACCAGATATTTTGGTATAAAGCAGAGAAACACCCCGATTTTAGATTGGGGTCAAAGGAGTTTTGGGATATATCTAAAAATATGGGTTCAGATGATGAAGATGAAGCATATGACCCAAGTAAGGGTAAAAAACGTACTGGACCAGCTATTAATGTCAAAAAAAACAAATGGTAAATTACCGAATAAATATCATGATATATGTGTCTGTTTATGGGTCATATGTATCATCCTCCTCGTCTTCTTCATTCATTTCAAAGTATTGAATGTCGGATTGAACAAATAGGTCATCACAGTGTAATGTCTCGTCACTATACACATTGCTGGCTAGTATTCTAAAATCATCATACCCACTCTCGTCTTCTATTGTATCTGGGTTCAATTCTTCACTTGATATAGAACGGTCCTCCTCGGTTATCATATCAGCTGCGTTTTCTTCGGCAATAAATTCATTTTCATCTTCATTTTCATCTTCATCTTCATCTTCATTTTCATTTTCATCTTCATCTTCATCTTCATCTTCATCTTCATCTTCATCACTAATGTGGATGCGTGTGTATTGTATATGATTATCAACTGATGTAATATGAGAGGATAAGAATGGTTGTTTTATTTGAGAACACGGATTATTAAATTCAATGTGGTCGTCATTAAATGTGGGGCGTTGTGATATTTTCTTATTTTGAGGATTCATTTTATATATTCGTCGTCCAAAGATAGGATTGTACGTATGAAACTGATGTAATTTATCAATCAATATGCATTTCGCCATCCATCTAACATTGCTATCTAGCGAATAATTTACATCCAAATATAATCGTATATATGGTTTGAAAATTCGTACTAATTTCACCCGTGGGAAGTGTGTGTCAATCTTAATACGACTATCAAACGAAATAGTATCGTTAATATATCCGGCTAGTGTCAGTTCATCTTCGTTTTCAAAAAACTGATTGATATACTTCTCACGTATTAATATCTGATTATTTTGACTGAAATGTGTCAGACTGAAATTGCTACGAAAGAACTGATACAATACATCTGGCATTCGTATGAAATATTCTTTTATTTTGAAATATATATTGTATAAATCTGATTTTGAAAAGGGTACTTGATTATACGGATTTTTTACTGGAAGTGAGGTAGATATGAAATATGGGGAATTGCATAGAGATGTTTCTATTATTTTATTCAAGTCACTCAATGCGAACAAATACCGCTGTTTGTTTTGAAATATAGTTATTGTATTGCGACTATTGGTGGTTAATTCATTCATATACAAATCGGTATGTATTAAGAGAGGAGCATTCTTTATTCTATATAAGTTCGCGAACCGACACAATGCATTATAGTGACGCTGAGCGCGAGTATGCATATCACATACGTATTTTTTCACATCATCTATTACAAACGAAAGTCCGTTCACCATTTTTAAATATTCAAATTTATGCAATTTCCCCTTGGATGGTTTTATCAGCGTATTGTTATGTACCTGAAACATCATATTCTGTGTCAAACTACATCTAGAATAAGAACCAGTTAATTTTATTGAGTTACCGATATCGAGCTCCATATATTTAGCCTGTACGTTGATATCTACATCAGTAAAATCAAAATGATATTGTTCATCCGTTAGCGAATGTAGTTTATGAACGATATATGAAAATGTATTCATTGTTGTAGTGTTATTAGATATTATCATAATAGATACATTCAATCAATTTTCTAAATTGTAAATGCGTATGAAAAATATCGTACGTATTTACTACAAAATTTCTATATTTACTGTTTATTCGGTAGCGTCTGGCTTGGTGTCTGCTAATACTTCATCGCGCAATTGCGCTGCATCTACTTGAACTGCGTCTCTGCTATCAAAATCTACGGTTTCCTTTACACCAAGTAGGTTTCCGTCTTCATCCATTGTTTGTGTAAGAACGTTTCCGCTCTTGGTTGCCTTTTCAATGTTCTCCAAAATCGCCTTCTTCTTTGTCTCGCGAATGCGTTCTTCAAATTCCTTTTTAGCCATCTCCTCGTTCTTTAACTTTTCTTTATGTAACGCATTTAGTTCTTCCTCCAAATGTTCAACACGTCCTGTTTTATATGCATCAGGGTCCCAAGGTATCCATACACCTACGGGTCCAACATAAATGTCGTGATTGGGGTCGTGTTCGCGCATTTTCTTGCATCTATCCTCAGCTTCATCCTGATTAGAATACACCCCTCTAATTTTAAGACCACGTACGGATGTTTGAAATGCGTGTTCTCGGTTAAAGGATTCATTTAGTTTATCTTCTTGTTTATCCAAAAAATTTTTGTAGTCGTCTTCAATTCCGCTCTTTTTCAATTTATCACTTTCTTCTTTGACAAAATCATTGAAATCGTTAATCAGGGTTTCTACTTTCAAGTTATACTTATATGCAATAAAATGAATAAACTCAAAGTACCTCTCCATAGATTTAGAGAATTCCCAATTCTTAATAAACTGATTAAATAAATAGACCTCGCGTTTCTTCAATATCTTATCTGGCGAAACAAATGACATACACGCAAACTTTTGTCCTGCGATGGAAGGATCCTCATCGCATAAATCAACATATTTCATGTTCTTCGTTCCATCGGGATTTAGCTTCTTCTCAAATGTAGACATTTAGCAGTATAAATAATATACGAACGTTTATTTAAGTGATTTTATTTAGAATATATTTTACGGACATAATACCTTCCCGTCTTTATTTAGCATATAATTAATTGGTAAAGTTTTTTTTT